GGCGGCGGCCAATTCCAAATGGCAGGAAATTCAACTACACTTGCAAGGGTATGGAATGGCACTCTTTCAGGCTGGCCATTTAAAGATAGTATTACAGTATCTAATGTATCAAGTAAGTTTTATCTATGGACGATAGTGGCATCAGGGACTACTACTTCGGGTAATATGCTTATTCAAGATAATACTACTAAATTCGATGGACATCTTAATAGTACATATACAGTTTCTGCTCATGGAGATAATCAAATGGGTTTAATGAGTAGAGGAGGGGGTGCTGCGCATTCTTTCCACGGAGGTGGAAAGATAGCTGAAGTTCTATGGTTTGATGATGCACTTTCAAGTGATGATAGAGCAAACGTAGCTACTTATTTAAACAATAAATATGATTTATATTAAAACGAAATTATGATATTTATATATTAGAAAGGGAATAAAGTATGAAACTAGGTAATTGGTTGGCAGATAATATAATAGCTGAACAAAAAAAGATAAAAACTATAATTGCTATATACCCAGGCAGGTTCCAACCAATGGGTAGACACCACGCAAAAGCTTATAAGTGGCTAAAGGGAAAGTTTAAAAATGCTTTCGTAGTTACATCTGATGTGTCTGGTGGCCCTAAGCATCCATTTAGTTTTAGTGAAAAGAAAAAGATCATAAACAAGCATGGAATATCAAATGTTGTTCAAGTAAAGGATCCTTATAAGGCACAAGAACTTCTAAAAAAGTATGATCCGGAAACTACAGCAGCAGTTTTTATGGTAGGATCAAAGGATGCAGGTAGACTTGGTGGAAAATTTTTTAGACCGTGGAAAGGAAAAGCTGAGGTTGGATATAAAGATGGAGCTTATCTTATTCATGCACCCCATGTTTCATTAAATGTTTCTGGTTTTGGAGAGATGAGTGGGACTAATATAAGAAAAGCTCTTGGTTCTAATATGCCAGAAGATAGAAAGAAAAAATTATTTAAAGATATTTTTGGATTCTTTAATGCCTCTCTATATAAAGATATTGTAGGAAAATTAGAAAAAATGCATGAAGCTATAAGTAATGTATTTGCTAATTTAGATATACAAAAGTTACTAGGTGAAGCTAGCTATGATGGAGGATCTGGAATAGTTGATGATGGCCCACCTACATATTTTTCTACATTTAAAGGCTATGAGTCTAAAGGGAGATTTTTTGCACAACAAATTGGATGGGAAGTTGTAGACTATATTCTTGGTGGAGCAAAAGAAGATAAGGCTGATGAAATGAGAGAGTTTGATCCGGTAACTTATTTTCCAGCTGGAATAGCAGGTGGTTCTTCTGCAATAAACTCTACAGACTTACAGGGAAACCCAGCATATAAAGCTTGGTTAAAAAGAATATCTAGAGTTGCTTTAAGATTAGGATATAAATTTGTAAACCTTTTGGGTGCAGAAGTAGCTAAAGAAACAAGTAAAACTGAACCAGATAAGAAACCTAAGGTCCCACAAAACACTATAAAGGAAATTTCTTCTAAAGATTGGTGGGCAAATATAATAGAAAGTTGGGACAAATACAAAGAGCGCTATAAGGTAACTTTATCAGATGGGAGTGAAATTGATGTTAAGTTAAAAGATAGTAATGGCAAAGAAGGTGTCTATAAGGTAATAGAAGAAGAAATAGCAGCAGGTAGATTACCAAAAGGGATTAAAATAGAAAAAATTGAATCTAAAGCATCTAGACTCACACTATCTGAAAATATAACACTTCCAGTTAATATTGGTGATACTGTTTTAATGGGTAAATTTAAAAATAAAAGAGTTGTTGTAAAAGATATAGGCTGGAATGAAAAAGGAGATCTTTTGATCAATGGTAAATCTGCTATGCGAATGAGAATACCACCAAAACCAAATGTATTTGAAGAAGACATAAATGAATTAGATGAATGCATTACAGTTGCTAAGATGTTTGACGGAGAAATGATCTTAGGAAAAAATAGAGATAGAAACTATAAACCTAGATTAAAAATAATTAGAGATAGAACTTCATACGGAATTGAAATCTGTCTTATTGTTGATGTAGATACTGATTGGGTAGAAGGGATGAATGATGTAGGGATTGGTTTAGTTAACTCTGCTTTATTTGTAAAGAGAGATGAAAAAGACTATGATAAAGCTAAAAAGAAAATGGCTCCTTCTAAGGACGGAGTCAGGGTTAGAGAAGCTTTGGGAAAAGGCTCCTTAGTAGATGCAGTTAAGTCTATTATATTTTATCATGACGGAGTCAAAGGTCACACCACGGTAGGAAACGGAAAGAAATTAGTTACTATAGAAAATACTAGTAGATCTAAGCCAATTGTAAAGATTAAAGATCTAAATAAGGAACCCATAGTAAGGACAAACCACGGAATAGAACATACTGAGGCTGGCTATCAAGATGGACCAGACAAATTATCATCAGAATTAAGATTGATAAATGCTTTAAATGTCACTCATAAGACTAGTGATTGGGAAAATTTGTTTCCTAATTTTTATAAACACACCCAAGATAAAGGTCCTAAATTTGATCTGGTAAGAGCTCAAAACAAACTTTGGACTTCAAGCCAGGTTGCATTGAACCTGAATAAAAAGGAGATAATTCTATATCTTATTCCTGGTCAAGTAGAATTTCTTGGAATTGAGAATAATCTTCCAAAAGGATATGAACCAAAGATAAAAGTTAAAATAGTTACACACGATAAAAAAGTTTATAATGAAGGCATAATTACAGAAGGTGGAGCTTATGGTCACATGTCTCACCCATTTGATGATAAAGGTTTAAAGTTTGGTGATTTTAAAAATATGATCAACCAATCTCTTCAAGGGAGACTAGATTTAGAAAGTGGAGCCACAGAAAAAACTGATGGACAAAATTTATTCATTACTTGGAAGGATGGAAAATTAAGAGCTGCAAGAAATACTGGTGACATTAAGAGGGGTGGAGTGGATTCTTCTGCAATAGCAAAAAAGTTTGCAGGAAGAGGAAATATTGAAAAGGCTTTTAATTATGCAATGAGTGATCTATCCAAAGCAATAGGAAGCTTAAATGATAAGCAAAAAACTAAAGTATTTGATAATGGAAATAATTGGGTAAATATGGAGATTATGTATCCAGCATCTTCAAATGTAATTAATTATGATGCTCCTTATTTACAATTTCATAATGTATTAAAATATGAAAATGGTACACCAGCCGGAAGTGTTTCTGATGGCGCAAGAATTTTGGCTGGAATGATAGCTCAGGTTAATCAAAGGGTACAAAAGAATTTTTCAATAATAGGACCACAAATTCTAAAGATAAACCCACATCAAGATTTTGCAAAGAAGGTAGGCTATTTTAATAGCAAATTAAATAAGTTGATGTCACCACTTTCAATGAAAGATAGTAATACATTTGCAGACTATCACCAAGCATGGTGGGAACAATTTGTAGATAAAAACTTTCCAGGAATTGAAAATAGAATCAAAATGGGCTTAGTAAAGAGATGGGGCTTTAATGATAAGTCTTTTAGGCTAAATGGAAAAACTGTATCTGATAAAAAAGTATTAGAAAAAATAAAGTCTTTAGATAAAGTTAAGGTTGAAGCACAAGTTAAAAAGAATATGACACCATTTGAATCATTATTTTTTGAACTCGGAGCTGAGGTGTTAAAAAATGCAGAAGGGTTTCTAGCAGCAAATCCAGATAAGGCAGTACAAGCAATAAGAAAGCAAGTAGCATCAGCAATTAAAGATGTAAGAAAAGGTGGAGATCTTAAAAAGTTAAATAAGGTCAAAGCTCAATTAGCAAAAATACACTCAATTGGAGGTTTTGATAAAATAGTACCATCTGAAGGATTGGTATTCATTTATAAAGGTAAGACATATAAGCTTACTGGTGCATTTGCACCTATAAACCAGATAACAGGTTTAATGACATTTTAAGTTTTCCTTAATATTTATATAATAATGTGGAGTAGTTTTTTATGAAAAATGCAAGAAGAATGGTAAATATAATTTCCGGTAATTATACTGGAAAAAGTAAGATATCAACGGGTTACAAAGGCAATGATGTTGAAAGAGTTGAAGGTGACATTTGGGAAGAAGGTAATAGAACTTGGACAATAAAGAATGGAATAAAAAGAACAGTAAGTAAGATGGCAACATTAAGAAAGCTTTCTCAATCACCACTAGCATGCCCAAAGTGTGACACAACAATTAGACATTGGCAAGATGAAAAGGCATATATACTAGCAGGGAGATGCTATACATGCCAGCTAAAAGAAGAGCATACTCATATAGTAGATGGTACATATGATGATTTTATAAAAGATAAAAGAAAGGATAATATTGAAAGTTGGATGAAAGATACAGAAGTAGAATTCGCAAGCTATCTTGAAAATATTGACAACAAATCCTTTGTTACAGAAAACGGAAGCATCGAAGATTGGAGCACTAATGTTGATAAAAAAGATCTTTCGAAAAAATTTAATAATAAGATGGATAATATAAAAAAGACTATTGAGGAGTAACCATGAAAGAATTTTTTAAAAAAATGTTAAGTGATGTAAATGGGCAAACATCATCTAAAAGGTTTATTACATTAGTAGCTTTTGGCTTACTAGCAACAGCATTTATATGTAATATATTTTTTGAAATACCATTACAAGAATTTGTATTTGATGGAATGATGTATTTAGTTTGTGTAGGGCTAGGTGTTACATGTGCTGAAAAATTTAGCAATCCAAGAAAAGAAGAGTAATGGCACAGCAAACTAATCAGCAAATATTAAAAGACTTAGCTTTAGCTATAGAAGACATAAGGTCTCAACTACCAAGCTCTCCTATAAAAAGGAATGGTGAACTTTCAACAATTAAGATGCAACTTAAAGCAATAAGTCAGGATCAAGCAGACATTAAAGAAGACGTTGGAATGATAAAGAGAAAGCTTTTGAATCCAGAAGGTGGAATTGTTGTCAAAGTAAATAAAAATACAGAAGATATTAAAGAGCTTATTGGATATACAAGTGGCTTTTTGAAGAAATGTGATATTATGGAATCAGATGTTAAAGAATGTAAAAAGTTTAAGACAAGTGCACACAAAGCATTGTGGGTAATTTATACTGCAATTATAGGATTGGCTGCTAAGCTACTATTTTTTAATGGAGAATAATATTATGAAAAAGGTTTTAATTAAAATAGCTGGAATTTTAGGTTTAATAGGTGGTATACTTTTTTTCTTTTTAGGCTTTAAAAAGAAAGAAGATAAGCCAGTTGAGATTGATGAAAATCAGAAGAAAGTTGATGCAATAAAGAATTTAATTAGTAGAGAGAAAGGCAAAAGAGGAGTTGCAAAAAGAGAACTAGTTGAATTAAAAAAGATCTCAGATGGTAGAAGTAAGGAGGTAAAGGGCGCTAAAAAGTCTGTAGAAGATGTTGATAATAAAATTAAAGACTTAGAGCAACAACTTAGAGATGCCGGCATAGACATTTAAAGGAATAAGGTTATGAAAAATTTATTAATATTAATATTTTTAATATTGGGATCATGTTGCTATTCGCAAAATATAGATTCACTAAAGACAGAATTATTAAAAACTTATAAGCTTAAAATTAAAAAGCAAGATTCAGTAATCTTAGCTTTAGATAAAGAGGTCTTAAGCTTAAAAGATATTACATATAAACAAGATATGATAATATTATCTGATAGTTTAACATTCAGATTATATAAAGAGCAAATTATACTATTAGAAAGAAATATTGTATTATATGAGCAACATTTAAAAAAGAATAAGCCTAAATTTTGGGAAAGTAGACCATTTAATTTTATAATGGGCGCAGGCACAATCTTACTTAGTTCATGGGTTACTAAGAACGTAATTAATTAGAAACCCTATATATTTATATATATAATGAGCACAAGGACACTAAAAGATATTATTGCCGAGGAGTATAAAAGATGTGTAAAGGAGCCTGCACATTTTATGAAAAAATATTGTCAAATCCAACACCCAATGAAAGGAAGGGTCCCCTTTAATCTCTATAAGTTTCAAGAAAAAACATTAGAAAGTTTAATAAATAATAGGTATAATATTATACTTAAGTCTAGACAGCTAGGCATATCTACTTTGTCCGCTGGCTATGCATTGTGGTTAATGTTATTTAATAAAGATAAAAATATTCTTGTCATTGCAACTACTCAAGATGTAGCAAAAAATCTTGTTACAAAGGTAAGAGAGATGCACGAAAATTTACCTAGTTGGCTAAAAGGTAAGGCATTAGAAGATAATAAATTATCTCTTAGATTCGGAAATGGCTCTCAAATAAAGGCTGTTTCTTCTATGGCTCATGCAGGTAGATCTGAAGCTCTTTCTTTATTGATTATTGATGAGGCTGCCTTTGTAGATAGAATTGATGATATATGGGCTTCATCTCAGCAAACACTATCTACTGGTGGAGGAGCCATTATTCTTTCTACTCCTAATGGTATAGGAAATTTTTTTCATAAAACATGGGTAAAGGCTGAGCAAGGAGCAGAAGGTTGGAACCCAATACGCTTACATTGGTCAATGCACCCAGACAGAGATCAAGTTTGGAGAGATGAACAAGATGAGCTATTAGGTAAAAAGATGGCCGCACAGGAGTGTGATTGTGACTTTATTTCATCTGGAAGAACTGTAGTAGAAGGAGAGTTGCTTCAGTGGTTTGAGCAAACATATGTACAAGACCCCATAGAGAAGCGGGGTGTCGATGGAAATTTATGGATATGGGAACACCCAAACTATTCAAAAGATTATGTAGTAGTAGCTGATGTTGCTCGAGGAGATGGATCAGATAATTCAGCATTTCATGTTATGGATGTGGAAAGTGCTACTCAGGTTGCTGAATACAGAGGCAAGATTGGGACAAAGGAGTACGGTAATATGCTAGTTAATGTAGCTACTGAATATAATGATGCTCTATTAGTAATTGAAAACGCAAATATTGGTTGGGCTGCAATTCAACCAGCAATAGATAGAAACTATTCCAATTTATACTATACATATAAACACGAAGGTGTAGCAGATGCAGAGGTACATATAAATAAAGGATATGACCTAAAAGATAAGTCTCAGATGGTCGCAGGATTCTCAACTACATCACGAACTAGACCTCTTATTATATCAAAGCTTGATATTTATTTTAGAGAGAAGTCATGTATTATAAAGTCAAAGAGACTTTTAGATGAGCTATTTGTATTTATATGGAATGGAAGTAGGCCAGAGGCTCAAAGAGGATATAATGATGACCTTGTTTTGTCTTGGTCAATTGGTCTCTTTGTAAGAGATACTGCGCTTAAGCTAAGACAACAAGGAATTGAGTTAAGTAAAAAGGCAATTAATATGATGGGTAACAATTTCAACAATGCTGCTATAGTAAATAAAGTAGGCAATAAAGGAGTTGAAGCTTGGCAAATGAAAGTAAATGGGCAAGACGAGGATATATCTTGGTTGCTTAAATAAAGGTTATAAAAAGGGAAATTAAAGATGGCTGATAAAACATTTTTTGGAAGATTAAAACGACTAATGGCTACAAGCGGAGTGGTTACAAGAGTTGGTGATAATAAATTAAAGGTTATGGATTATAATAGGGCACAGTCTCATGGCCTTGAATCCAATAGATTAATAGATAGATACACTAAGCTATATGGAGGTAGATCAAGCCAAATGAATTCATATCAGCAAACAAGCGACTATCAAGCAATGAGGCTTGAGCTTTATTATGACTATGAAACAATGGATACAGACTCAATTATAGCTTCAGCATTAGATATATATTCTGATGAATGCACACTAAAGGATGAATTTGGTGATGTACTTACTATTAATAGTTCTAAAGATGAAATAAAGAAAATATTACATAATTTATTTTATGATGTTTTAAATATTGAATTTAACTTATGGCCTTGGATCCGTAATATGTGTAAATACGGAGATATGTACCTTAAATTAGATATAATTGAAGGCATAGGAATAACTAATGCAATACCAGTATCACCGTATGAAATGCTAAGAAATGAAGGTATGGATCCCGAAAATCCTGAAAGAGTAACATTTACTCAAGATGCTAGTATGGGTGGAGGATATACTACGGGACCTTCTAGAAAAGAAAATGAGTTTGAAAATTACGAAATAGCTCATTTTAGACTATTATCTGATACTAACTTTATTCCTTACGGAAAGTCTATGTTAGAATCAGCTAGAAAGGTATGGAAGCAATTAACATTAATGGAGGACGCAATGTTGATCCATAGAATCATGAGGGCTCCAGAAAGAAGAATCTTTAAAATTGATATTGGAAATATCCCACCTGCAGAGGTAGATACATATATGGAAAGAGTAATGGCTAAGATGAAAAAGGCTCCATATATGAAAAATGACGGCCAATATGATCTTAAATATAATCTTGAAAATATGTTAGAAGATTATTACTTACCTGTTAGGGGTGGCCAGTCTGGAACAGAAATTGATACATTAAGCGGAATGGACTTCACAGGCATTGATGATATTGAATACCTAAGAAACAGAATGCTAGCAGCATTAAAGATTCCAAAAGCATTTATAGGCTATGAGGAAGGAATCTCGGGCAAGGCAACACTCGCTGCAGAAGACGTAAGGTTTGCAAGGACAATTGAAAGAATACAAAGGATAGTAGTTTCAGAACTTATGAAATTAGCTATTGTACATCTATACTCTCAGGGTTATTCAGATGCAGATTTAGTTGACTTTGATCTAAGCTTAACTAACCCTTCAACAATTTATGAAACTGAAAAGATAAACCTATGGGAATCTAAGGTTACTGTGGCATCTTCTATGAAGGAGCTAAATATGCTATCTGAAGATTGGATTTATAAAAATGTATTCAACTTTAGTCCAAAAGAGATTGACACTGAAAGAGAAGAAGTAGTTGAAGATGTCAAGCAAAAATATAGGCTAGATCAAATTGAAAGTGAAGGTACAGATCCAGCAAAAAATACAGATCAAATAGATAATAGGGAAGATGAGTTTGAATCAGAAGAAGATACAGACTTAGGGGGAAGGCCTAAAGAGCGAAAAGGTAGATATGGAACAGATGCACACCCATTAGGCAGAGATCCACTTGGAGCACAAGAGAATCAGCCCACAAACCACAAAAATGGTAGTACACTAGCCAGAGAAAATACAGAATTGATTAAGACATTAAAGAGAGATCTTAAAGTTAAGACAAATCAAAGGTTGATAAATGAAGACTTTAATAGAAAAAAAGATAACAAAAAGCAAAATTTAGATAGAGGCACTATATTAGATGAGAATAACATAATTAATAATGTATAAATGTAAATTTACTAAAAAGTTTAATATTTATTTTATATATCTATGTTAAATAGTGGTGAATCAATAAGGGACCATCAATGAATAAAAAGATAAAGCATTCAAAGTACAAAAATACTGGAATTTTATTTGAAATACTTGTCAGGCAGCTTGCAGCAGACGTCATGTCGAATAAGGAGAATATTTCTCAGGCAATAATAAAGGAGCACTTTAATGGAAAAAGTGAGCTCCTTAAGGAGTTAGATCTTTATAATAATATTAATAAGGAGAAGTTTAATTCTGATTCTAAAGCTGACCATTTTATAAATGCAGTTCTAAGTGTTAGAGAGGGCTTAAATGATAAAGCTTTAAGAAGGGAAAAATACAATCTTATTAAGAGCATTAAAGAGAGTTATAATGTTGAAACATTTTTTAAAACAAAGGTCTCAAATTATAAAGTATTAGCTTCAATATATCT